GACGCTTTCACGCCACCGACCGAGTAGCTGTCCCCTCATCGCGAATACTCGCCAGTTCTTGTACGATTCGATACTCATACAAGCCGCTTAAAGGGGCCTTTCCATAGGGAAAGGAATCTTGCTTAAGGTCGCGTGCAATCTTCCCTAACCCACCACCTCGATGAACAATCTCAGTGGCTGTCATGCTTCGTGAATACTTATCATGATCATATAGAAATTTGGCTAACTCATGGAACTTCGGATGGTATTTCGCAGCTTCACACTGTTGGAACCAGCGAATTGTGTCATCATATGAAGTCCAACTCTTTGAGAGCCGCTCATAGGACATCATACCGTTTAAGACACGTAGGATCGGCCTTATACCAACACATTTTCCTGATATCCGATAGGATGATAGGTGTATATTCTGAAGAAAATACACCGCATCAGCGTTAACGCCTCCCTTATCACTACTAATCACCATGCCGAAATCTCCAACTATAGAAGAGACTTCATCAAGCTGCCACGGACGCCGAAATTGCCATACTCCATCATCCCCTTGAACGGTATAGCTAACTTCATTACGCAGGAAATAACCTACGTATTCGGCAATTAACATATGACAGATAGAATCTATCAAGTTAGTTTCGCCACTGCCTGATGGTACCGCACCCTTTCGATCCAAAAGTATACCTTCTGGTGTCCAAAGTCCAATATTAAGGAATCTCTCCTCAATTAGATCAATCAGCTTGTGAGCCGATGGATGGAAACTGTACCTAAGCACATCAAATGCTACTTCAACAACTCTTTGTGGCACAGAAGCGTCGAAACCACTAAAGTCAACTGATAGCAAAGCTATGCCTTTAGCTCTACCGAACATGGATGTCACGGTATCCGCGACCCTATCGCCACTAACCCAGGCACTAAACTCTGGGAGCACTTTCAGCTCCTTCAGGAGGGCCATTTGGATCGTTAGCTCTAAAATGGTTATCCAATGCGGATAACCCCAAACTGTTCGTTGTTTTGGAGATTCTCCGATGCCTCTCGGCTGTCCACGCCAGTAGAGTAAACATGGATCATCCTTCCTGTAGGAAGAATATCCATTGGAAACAACTTCCTGCGCTAACCTAAGTGATCCTTCCCTATACTTTTCATTAGCTGAAAAGAATGGGGCACCTTGATTAGTTCCTTTCGGCATGTTAACGTAAGCGTCTAACACCGAAACAGGGTATAAGTTGCGTGGCATTCGCGTCGTCAGGGCCTTGAAAGCAAATTGCAACGCAGATTCATTGATGCTAACATTACGATTCTCAAAGTAACTCAGCACCTGCGGCTTTCTTTCGACATAGGGCAATTGGATACTATATGCCCCAATCTTAGAAGCTTGCTCTTGCTCCAATTCGTCCAACAACGAATAACCCGACGGTATAACCACACGTTGAAGATCACTAGCCAAGGTCTCCCTTACACAGTCATAACAATCGCTGTGCCTCCCAATGATTGGAGTGACTAAGTCCTTGCCCCTACCGCGTGCCGTCGCGTCTAAGGATGACATCACCCTAACTTGCACACTAGGGTCTAAAGATGCAAGATAAGGTGCGTATGATATCGTCCTCACCAATACCTCCTAATCGTCCTCTACGATTACCAGCGTAGATCCGTCATCCTGAATGACTTGCCTTCGGCCTGAACCGTCACATAAAATTGATGTCCTCCAAACAGCACAACGTATCTTGCAGAATCTGACAAAACATTGTCAGCCCTAACAAGCTGAAGGCTGTCTCTAAGCCAATCAATTCCTGCAATTGCAAGGGTAGCATTGCTACTACCACCAGGATTGACGCTAGCCATGTGCATAGTAGGAGAATCGTCCCGATCAATGTTACTTGCCATCGCAATAACTTTTCTCTTTCTGATTCGTTCTCTACGCCTATTTCTAGCCATATTATTTAGACAACTGATGAACTATCTCATCAATCACCTGTCCCCGGGTGCCATAAACCTGCTCTTTAAATGTCTCAACATGACCCGCATTGGCAACCCGATCTATGCGGATGTCTGTGGCATAACCCACCTTTTCGACTACCCATTCGGTAACCATCCCTGGTGGTAAAGCATCAGTTTCTGGAATACGTGGTAATGAGCTAATTCTCCTTGTCATACTATCTCCTTTCCTGTTTGGTCTGATGAATCAACACAATCAACATCAATAATACGAAACCCTTTTCCTCGATCCAGACAAACATGCATCCTAATGATGATCATTTGATTACCATCAATCATTTGATGTAATCTAACTCGCACACTGAAATGCATGCCCCCATCCTGAGGCCAAGCTTTAAGCGTCTCAAAGCTGACCTGT